TGCAAAAACTAATTCACCATTTGTAAAATTAACTCCTAAACTATCGCCTTGTATTGTAAATATAAAATCATCCACTGTACAAGGTAATGTTTTAACTGTACCATCAAATATAAAGAAGTTACCAGAATCACCCATCCAATAAACCGCACCATCTACGAATACTGCAGCGTGTTGTCCAATACATCCACAGTTAGATCCAACTTGACGTATGCTAAATGTAAATGGTGGTCCTACAAATTGCATAGTATAGGCTGCTTCATCTGTTAAAACTAATATATAATCTTTACCTTTAACAGCAGCTACAATTCTACTACCATTATCTAATCTAAATGTACCTGCAGTATTAGTAGAAGTTGGTTCATATACTTCAATATCTTCTTGATCTGAAAATCTAATAAACATTGGATCCTGTGTACTAGGTGTGCCAATAGTTGTTTCAGTTCCAAAATGAACTAAATGTCTGTCTCTATCTGATACTCTTGTTAAAACTGAAGCTGTAGGATTACCTGCTATAATAGTTGCACGAGTTGAAACTCCTGCTCCAGCATTAGGATCCCATTCAAATGTTGAACCATTTTTAATAGTTGCTATTAATGTCTCTCCAAAATTATCTAGAGACCAGGAAGCAGCGGCTAATGTTGTTGTAGTTGTATTTGATTCTAATCCCCAACCAACCCAACTTGAAGCATTAGTTACAATAGCATTATCTAAATGTGATGCTGCAGTTGTACCATTAGCACCTCTCACACAACCTGTAAAAGTTGTTCCAGTTAAACCTGTATAAGTAATTAATTCAGAATCAATATCTATTGTACCGGTGGCTGGAAATCCTGTTGTTGAATCAACGGTAACTGTTGTTGTTGAATTATTTAATGCTCCATTTAATTGATTTGTAATTGATGTTGGAATTGATCCACCCCAATAACCTGTTCCCCATCCATATGCAAATGATGCAGATAATGGACCTACAATTACATAAGGGTTTGTAGTAATTGTTCCACCTGCAGTAACCCCTGTTCCTGTTTCTGTTACAGGCATAGTAATTGTAAATGTATTTGCGGTTGGTACTGTTTTAACTTCAAATGAGTTGGTTGTAAAATTTGCTGCTGTAAAACTTGTTGTAGGACTACCTGGTGTTGTTACACTTGAAAAATTAACTAAATCACCAACCAATAAACCATGAGCAGATTTGTTAATAGTTACAGTTGCAGAACCTGTAGTTGATGTATAGGTGCAACTTGTTAGTGCTGTTTTAAGTGGTGTAATATCATAAAATTCTCCATCAAAAAGAACATATAAAACTTTATTTGTTCCAATAACCACGTAACGTCTACCAGTTAAATCAAAATAAGAGTGTATGTCTCTAGCTGCCCCTACTAATATGGATGTATTAATTTGTTGCCAACCACCTATCTTTTCAGGTGATCCGTATTGAAAACGTATATTATCTCCATCAATCCAGCGCCCCTCTGCTTGAGATGCTGTATCATTTTTATCAAAGCCTGAAGGTAAGGGTATCTTTTTTAATGGCATATTTACGGTTATTATACCACTAATTGAATATAGCTAAAAGATTGTAGATATTTTTAAAGGCATAAGGGTTCTTATACCTCATATCTATATATTTAACAATAAAGAGTTATTTACTGTAGTCTTTGTAAAAGTCAAAGCTATTTAAATCTATAGAAGTCTTCATTTTGTATGAGTATTTGTGATATTCTTCTAAGGGTACATTAGAATTATCTTGAGCCATTACTTTATAAAAATTTTGTTTTATTTCTTTGCCCCACATACCGCTTTGCATATGTTTAGTTTTGTATTCTTTTTTATAAGATAATGGTTCATGATTAAAATACTCATAAGGAAGTATGTAGATAGAGTGTTTATTTTGTTTTACACAGTCAGACAACATTAGTGGACCTGATATAAGTCTTACTAAATTATCATTTTCATCGGTTTCTTTTTTAAAAAAAGTATTTAAATTTGGTTTTAATTTAATTGTTTTTGTTCTATGTAAAGTCAATTCATAACAATCCATCCAAAATGGGTGATTAGGAACAGATGCCATTAAAGAGTTTTGGACCAATTCATCACCAGTCGATTCTACTAAATTAACATCTCCTCTTAATTCATCATAAAAATTATCATAACAATAGACATCCATATCAATATAAATTCCACCAAAGTGGTGTAATAATAAGTATCTTACGCAATCTAATTGAAATATGTGACTTGAAAAATTTTTGTATTCTTCATAAATTTGAGGATATTTTTCTTTAACGAAATTATCTAAAATATCATCGTCCCAAAATTTATATTCAAAATCTTTAAAATGTTTTAGAGTAGATTGTTGACAAATTTTCCAGATTGGGTGCCATTCATCTTTGTTAGAGTAAGCTGTCTGATGAATTATTTTAGGAACCATTTGGTAAATATAAATATTTAAATTCAGACACACTGCAAACGTTTTTTGCAAATTCTAATGTTTCTATTATTGGAAATTTAGCAAGATTAAAGGAAGTGTTTAATAATACAGGGACTTCTGTTTTTTTATAAAATTCTAATATTAAATTATAATAGTTTAAATTTTGTTCTTTAGTAACAGTTTGAATCCTACAAGTATTGTCTACATGAACAATAGATGGAATTTTTTCTATTGCCTTTTGTTTGGCTTCAACTGCAAAGCTCATAAATGGAGATTCTTTTAAACTACCTAAATCAAACCACTCATGAACATGTTCTAATAATATTGTTCCAGCTAAAGGCCTCCACCATTCTCTTTTTTTAAAATTATTAACTATATTTTTTGCATCTTTATTTGTAGAATCAAATAAAATAGAACGATTACCCAGTGCTCTTGGTCCCCATTCACTATGATTTTGAAAAATAACCAAAGGTTTTTGTTCCAGCAAAATATCAACAGCTTCTTTAACGTTATTTATAATTATCATAATAAACACAAGCTCCCAAAGCTGTTCCTCCGTCTGAAGGATCAGGATCCACAAAAAAATTAAACTCAGGATATTTTTTTACGTACTTAAAGTTATTACTACAATTTAAAAAATAGCCTCCGGATAAAACAAAATTTTTAATTTTTTTATAATCATAAGCTTTTTCAATTAATACACAAGTTTCACTAAAAGATTTTTCTTGAATTTTTTTTGCTATGTCTACATTGTTATAATCTAAATTGTAGATTTGTTTATTTAATCCATAAGATGCTAGACCCATTAATTTACCAGGCTCATTTTTTAAGTTTATTTTATTACATGCTCTTAAAAAATCTTGTCCTCCAATACATAATGATGAACAATAAAATTCAATTCCATTTTTATAAAAATTATTAATATACAATGAATATTCCTCTTCAAGGTCTGAATTTATTAAAAGAGATTGATGGTTTGATAAATGTTGAAAAATTGTATAAACATTTTTTTTATTAATATAAAATATAGAATATGTTTCTCTATAATTTTTTTCTAAGGGACACGCTCCTCCTCCGTCTATAACAATAGACATAGCCTCTTCAAATTTAGAAAGAAAAAAAGAAGAACATGCATGATACACGTGATGATTTTTTTTATTAAAATAATAAATTGGATTGTCTAATTGTTTTTGAATTTTTTTTATTATTTGTTTATCTGTAATTTCATTATCTAATATCCTTTCAAAACTTGAATAAACAACAACGTCTGGTTTAAAATTTATTTTTTTAAATATACAATTGTAAAAATTTTCTTTTTCTTTTACAATAAATTTTTTTTCTTGTACAAATCTGTCTTCAAAATATATCTCCTTAATAATTTTATTTTCAAAAATACATATTGAAAAATCATGAGAAATATTTACTCCTAGAATTTTCATTTAGTTTTTATTTCTACTTTTTCATCTGTTTGTAAATTACTTGTTTCTTCATTAAATTTTAATTGCCAGTCCATAACTATCTTAACAAGGTGGTTTCCAAAATGTTTTAAATTTTCATCTGAAAAATGAAGTTTTCCTTTTCTAAAAAGAGTTATTCTTTCTTTCCAAGTAAACTCCATATCACAGGAGCCATTTTCATATTGTTTAAATTTCATTTTTGCATTCCATATAATAATCTTTTATCTTTAAACCATTCTTTATTTACTCCATTTTTATTTATATAATGTAAAAAAGTTTGAGCCTGCCAATCCCCTTTAAATTCTTTTCTCCAATGTTCTACTTCACAGCCCAAGTATATTGCGGCATCTCCAGGGTTCATGTTTATTTCTGTTCCATCCATATAAATTGGCCATTTAGTTCCATCTGATCCAATCATTACTGTAACACTTATTTCACAAGACTGTCTATCGGTATGTTTTTTTAAATCTGCATTAATTGTATACATTCTCCAAAATGCATAAGTTGGTAGTAATTCTAAACCAGTTTCTTTTTGCATAATATCTATTTTATTAACCATTAAAGATTCCATTAAAGGATCTCCATAAAAAAATGTATCTCCATTATCATTTTGTTGAAAGTCAAATGAATCAAAATTAATTCTGTGTTTTATTCTACAATAATCTGTCAGTAATTTTATTTCTTCTTGTGTTAAGAAATTTTTAATTAATTTATATTTAAAATCTTTTATAGTGCCCATGCTACTACTGAATACCTTTTTCCTTTCGTCACTGGTTTAACTGTATGTGGATATAAAAAAATACTAGGCCAAATAATCATTCTATTTGGCTTAACCTCTACTTCCCACTCTCCGGATCCATCTGGATTTCTAAAACATAAATTTCCACCCTCATAATCATTATTCAATAATAAAATACAACTCATTGTCCTTGGAATAGCCGCAAAATGATCAACATGCCAAGTATAAAAACCTGTATTTTCATATTTTAAAATTTCAATATCAAAAATATTCCTATATTCATAATCTAAAATATTTGCATCAAATTTATATTGTCTTAAATTTTTATTAAAATAAAAATGAAGTAAATTAAACCAATGAACATTAGAAATAGAGTTATTTAAATTAGATAAAGGCAATGTGTAGGTTCTTCTTATATTAAAATCTGTTTTATTTTTATCTCCACCACCTATTTCAGCTTCTTTAAAATTAGATAAATTAGAAAAACGTATTAAATTAGATAACACATTCCAAGGTAAAACCTCATCGTAAATTTTTATAAAATTTTTTATTTCCATGATTTCTTACTCCAATATTTATCTTTATATATATTTAATAATTTTAATCCATAGAAAATCCTAGAGTTTTGTATTTCTTTTTGTTTTCTAGGTTTAATCATCATTTTCCAAAAATCTCTTTTAAAAGGAATTATTTGAACATAAGGAGTTCCTTTTTTAATTGTTGTTTCTAAAATAGGATATTTATCTCCATTTATAATAATTGGAAAATTAATTTCATTTGAAAAAGTATCCGTATCAACTATTGCTGGTATAATAGAAAATCTATCATCTGAATTATTAAGTGGTGAAACAAATAAACAAGAATAACCCTTAGGCGTTTTTATTTTCCATGGGTTAAATATTTTATAAAAAGGTAAATTTTTGTTTTTTTCAATTAATGGGGATCCTTCTAATTGAGATGTAGGGTGGACATTTATCCCTGAGTTTAAATTAATAAATTTTGCATCCATTATCGGTTGATTTTCATGCAGACTAAAAGTTTGAAAAGAATCTTTAAAAGTTTCTCCTTTGTCGTTTTTGTTATCTACATTATGTCGTAAATAAAAATCTTGAGGCATTTTTAATAAATATCCAGCAGTTAAAGAGTCTAAGAAAGGAATGCATCCTTTAATTGTTCTGTTTAAAACAGTATGTTCTAAATTTTTATACCATTCTGGTATGTTAAATTTTGTCGGTATTGGGTAATCTTCTTTTAATGCAAAATAATCTTCATGAGCACTAAACTCTATTTCTTTATCAAACATGATACAAAAGTATCATTTTTTAAGGAAGTTGTAAAATACTATATGAAGGTTGTCCTATATCATTAAAGTATTGTTCTAATGATTTATTTAAAGGGTAAGTAATATTATCTAAATTTAAAGAACTTAATTGATTATAGTAATCATTCCAACGACTCAATAACTGATGATCAGGGTTATTATTTGTAAATTCTTTTATTCGGTTTTTAAAATAGTTTATATAATTTTGTAATTCTTTTTTAGATGAAAATATAATTGTTTGATCAATATAAACAATATTATTGTTATTATATTTTAACGGAAATTTTGTTTGAAATTTTACAGCAATAAAATTTTCTTGAGTGTCTTCAATTATTGTATAACTTGATAAATAAATATTTAAAACATTTAAATCATCTTGATTTTCTGCTATTCTATACAAAGTTGCATCTAGATTATCTAAATTTTTTTGAAATATAAAAAAGGACATATTTTAAGTACCTGTATTTTCGAATACTACGAGAGCTCCACCACTACCTACTCCAAAACTTCCCCCAACAACAAAACTTCTAGTTGGATATGTCAAAGATGCTCCTGGTGCCGTGCCTAAATTACCTGGAGCTCCACCCGTATTATTAGGAGCACCTGCACCACCATTGCCTCCATTTACTGTTCCAACATTTGCAATAAGTGTAACACCACCAGCACCACCAGCACCACCAGGAGCACCTGGGTTTCCAGTATTACCTACACCTCCTACAGCAAAAGGTTGAGCAAAAGGTTGAGCTATAGGTTTATTATAAAATCCAAAACCGCCACTACCACCGCTACCTCCATCTCCTCCTGGTGAAGTGCCTCCAGGTCCACCGCCACCAGCGATCATATAAACACCTAGTCTATTTGCAGTTGGTCCAGCAGTATGTGTTCCTGTTGTTGGTCCCACAGAATATCTTGTAGGTATCCCCATTCCAGCACCCGCTGATCCAGAAGATGCTGCTGTAATTCTACCTTGAGCATCAACTGTAATTGATGCTGCTGTAAATGATCCTGCAGTAACTGAAGTGTTTGCTAATTGAGTAGGCCCTACAGCTGCTGCTGCTATTTTAACTGATGTAACTGATGCTGTATCTAAAGCTCCTGATGTAACTGCGAAAGAAGCAATTTTCGTTGATGTAACTGCACTAGAAGCAATCTTAACTTCTGTAACTGATGATGTATCTAATTCATTAGGTCCAACAACAAAATCTGCTAATGCTGTACTAGTACTAATCTGTCCACCTAATGTGCTAAGATCAATTGTATTTGCATTTGTTCCATCTAAATAAACTTGTTTAATTTTTTTATCTGTTGTTCCCCAAATTACAGAAGATCCACCAACTTGATTTAAAGCTAATGTAAATGCACCTGTTGTGCTATTTTTAATTGTATATGTTTTTTCAATTCCACTTGCTACAAAAACAGTAGCATTAGCTGTAATGGTTCCTGTAAATTCTATAACA